GAAGAAGAAATAAAACAACTCGCTGAAAACAATTGGAGCGTTATAAACTGCAAGATATTCGAACTTGAAAGTAGATTAAAACAATTGGCCCCCGGAAGAAAACAATTAGCAGTTAGTAGATATGAAGATGAGGTGACTGTTATTGTTAATGAAATTAATATATTGTGGTAGCAAGTCATATATATACCGATGTACAAATTATTGGATTGGAGGGGGATACGTGAAAGAAAGAATGCTCATATTATTGGGGCACGAAGAAGAAGAAAGACGTAATGCTATTAACAGAAGCATTTCAGGCTTGAATGCTGATATTGTAGAAGTAGAAACGGGGGAAGAAATAATAGAACGAGCTAAGAAAGAAATTTTTTCTTGTATTGTAATAAGCTATGGTCTTCCCGATTATGAAAGTTTTTCTTTAGTAAATGAATTACGAATACAAAAAATTTCTACTCCTATTATAATTGTTTCTGAATACAGGAATAAATTTGTAGTGTTTACCGTTAAGAATGGAAGCACTAATTATATACCTAAAAACAATACTTTACCCAAAATTCTTGCTTCAGCAATTGAAGATGTTACAGACTTTTATAAAGTTCCACAATCTGTAGAAGGACAAATTAAATTTCTGAAAAACATTAGCGAAGCAGCTAAATGTTGTGGAAATTATATGGCGGCTATGTAATTAGATTCATCTAATATTTTTTGGCAACTTTTTATCATCTTGTTGGGATGATTACGATATTTATCTATTTCTAGAGGCCACATGTCTTCTTTCAACCTTCTCTCACCAGCGTAAATTGCATTTTTATAAAAAGTTTGAGCCTTTTTGTATATTTTTTTATGGTAATAGATGTCACCTAATAAACACCAAAATTCTGCCATATTTGGCTTTGTGGCTATACACGGTAAGATGTTTCTAAGAGAACTTGATACATCTTTCTTAATGTAAAGTTGGACAGCGGCTAAATAATATTTTATCATAACAACAGGTAAGCCCATATTTTCTAAAAATAAATATTTCTGTGCTACTGATAAAAATTCATCGTATTTTTCTTCTTGCAATAATACACATGCCTCATAGTAATAAGGGGCGGAGTCTGTTGGCTTCTCCTTCTTCCATTTGTTTATAATATCTGTTTGCTGTTTTGCCATTACTGGAGCGGCATAAATAACAGATGGAAGATAATGAGAATTATCATCAATTATTTCAAATACTGGATTGACAAAAGATAATGATTTATTTTTGTGCCAAAATCTTATGCTTTTTGAAATAATTTTATTTGATATTATTTGTAAATGATAAGATTTTGATATATCAGCTTCTTCAAAACTTGCCTGAACCAATACTTCCCATGGCTCCATATGTAAAATCCAATCTGATTTCACATATGATATTAGTTTATTTTTGGCTTTACTATAATCATTTTCAAATGGTATTTCAATTATTGATGTATTATATTTTTTACATATAGATAATGTCAAATCCTTTGACCCTATATCCCCAATAAGTATATCTCCAGATATAGATTGTAAAGTCTTTTCTATAGTCAGTTCATTATCACATGTCAGAATTATTGTTGTTATCTTCATAAAATCTTCTGTAAATAATGTGTCCTATAATTTCTGCCTCTTCCGTCTTATTACATTCTTCATAATATTTTTTTAAATTGATATAAGCTTTTTCTGCGATATCGTGCTCTAATACATTAAGAAGATGTTCTATAATCTTTTCCACATGTTATTATAGAGCAGAGAAAGAAAGAATAGAAAATCCTATGAAAAGAAAGAACGATATAATATAAATTAATGCATAAATAGGATTACATGGCTACAGAATATCTTAATAACAGAACCTTTGAAAATATAATAAACACTTTTCAAACTTCTAAAAAAACAAAACACAAATATGAGCTTATTGTGGAAGACTTAGATGATGCGTATAAACGTAANTCTAAAAGAAACGCAAATAAACCTGAAGATTCCAAAACACTAAAAGCAAAAAATCGTGTCTTGAGAACTTCTATTCTTTCTTTTGAAGAATCTCAAGATGCATTAGCGACCGCATTTTATACTTTATCTGAGAACATAGCCAGATATGCAAAATTTAACTTTATCGACCCAGATGACGCTATCCAAGAAGGTGTTTTAATTTGTTTCGAAAAAATTGACAGATTTGACCCTTCTAAAGGAAAAGCTTTTAATTATATGACTACTTGTATATTGAATCATTATAGACAACTTTATAGGTCGGCTAGAAATTATAATGAATTAAAGAAAAGGTATCAAAATTTTATGAATTTCCAATCTGACAATAAACCCATGAAAAAAGCAAAGTTTATTGAATAAATTTTTATTTTTTCCTTGTACTTGTTAATTTGTTTATATATAATTTATCTTATGAATATATTGATTGAATCTATAGAACAGCGAGAGTTAGTTGATAAGTTAAAAAATGCCGGTCATTATAAGTTAGTTGAAACTTTATTATGCAATAGTAAAGTTTATACTAAAAAAGGCCGTCTCAATAAAAGTGCAGCGTGTAGAGCTTTGGGATGTAAAACAAAACAACTAGAAGACGCACTTGCTGCATGTAGAGAAATACTTCACAAAGAGTTTGATGAATAGATAATTAATCTATGAAGGCTCTATCGTACCTTAAAGTGATATCGGCTGTCATATAGGAGGAATCCCCCATGTCCATTTCTCCAAAATCAACAGTTTGTGGCCATGCGTTTTCGTATCTCCAAGTTTCTATGACATTGCCACATCCATCATATAGTTCCAATCTAGCCTCTTTTTTAAATTCATTTTCGCCAGATGGGAACCAATTCCCATTTCCAGATACATCATAAATAGTTTGAATCCATTCAAACACAGGATGTTCATCTCTTTTTATGTCATATAGAACTAATGTGAGAGTCTTCCAATCAGGTCTTGCTGGATAATAAATATTTTCAACTAAATGTTTTACTTCCATTTCTTTGAAAGAAATACTTGGTCTTGCACTTTTTAGAGGGGGCAAGGAATTTATACTATTTTGGTCGGCTGATATACCTTCTATTGTTAAAAGCCAACGAAATTTTCTTTTGAAACAAGTGTCGTTATTTTCGAGACCGAAATCGAATCCCATCTGTCTAGCCATAATTCACTCCTTAAAATTTCACCAAAAAAGTCCCCCAAGATTGGGGGACTTTCTTGGTGAGTTATAACAAAAGGATTAGACCGTTCTTAAAGCAACAACTCACCCGCTGGGTCTCTTCCATTATATGTTTGCGGATATTCGTTGCGTTCCACTACCCGTAGACTGTGCGGCTGAATTGCATGGTGTGCAGCAACCACTAATATCTTTGTCTGGGCAGAAACTCTTGTATGTAACTGTGGAATATCTAAGAGTCAACTCAATATTAGATTCTTCTGAGCTAGAATAATCTAATTCACCAAAGTTAATTGCTTGTGGCCACAAATCTTCGAGTACCCATTGTTCGATGGTAGTCCCACAACCATCATATAATTTCAAAACACCCTTGGAAGCATAGTCCTGTCTGCTTGACCCCATATGCAAATGAAATGGGTCTGTAAAGTCATATACAGAAGCTAACCATTTCCATAATGGCAGATTAGCTCCATCTGCTACATCGTAGTATGTCACTGTAATAGTTTCCCAAGATGCTTTACCGGGAATCCACCCTTTTGCATTGAGTCTATTTATTTCTGTTTCTTCAATAGTTAAATTGGGCCTAGCTGCTAGTTTTACAAAACTATCAGGAACAATGTCATTTCCCTTCGCCAGACATACTTCTTCTACCCTGAATGTCCAACGAAACTTTCTTTTGAAAATAAGATTTCTATCCCCTAATTTGCCCAATCCCATTGGTTGTCCTGGTTTATCTGCCATAATTTTTTCTCCTATTAATCTATTTTAAACATCCTTCGCAAACGCATGGGTCAAATTTGCCCCCGCATTGAGGTATATATTGAACTTCAGAATATCTTAAAGTTAATTCTATATTACACTCTTCCGAACTAGAGTAATCTAATCCGCCAAAATTAAT